CCTAACGGGTCGGTTTTTTCACGGAATTAAACAAAGGGTAATCACATTAATGCAGATTTTAGAATCTAATGGAATAGGATCACAACATTATCTACTTGAAACAGGCAAAATAATTCCAGGTATATTGTCGTTATACAATTATAATGAACGAAATTGGATATCGTTTGGAATTATGCATTATACACCGGCTATGAATACTTATTGTGCTAATTCAATATTTTTTGTAAATAAAGACAGTAGAAAAGCGTTGGAATTAATGGAGGGAAAACATATAGGAATCAGTTCGCATATGTGTCGCGAATATTATTTAGAGAATTTTTTAAGTTTAGACGAATTAATATTATGTATAGATTCTAACTTAGCTAATAAAAACATTTCAGAATTAGAGGCACCATTTACTGAACACCAATATTGTGAAGTCAATAAAAAAAAAGAAATTATAAGAAACATATTACGATTTTTTGAGTTACAATTTCGTAATTTATCAAGACCTGTGCCAACATTACCCGACTCAAGTTCAGGACCCGAACTTGATGCCCGGATGGAACCTTCCTCGACAAAAGTTGACGAACTTAGTATTAACGATGAAGAATTTAAACGATTTTATATAGTCAACTTATTAAAGTTAGCAAACCACATAAGACATCATTTAAACCCATCAGACAAGTCAGAAATAACAGAAATAACAATATATGATTTTATAAGTTTATTACTTAGGTATTACAGAAAAGACATTCAGATATTAAAGGTTGTTTTTTAATAACTACTTTTGAATAATTGCGTGGATTTTCAAAAGTAATAACCATAAATGAACGAGACATATACATGTAATCAATATTAAACGTCTGCTATAATATTTATTGAAATATGAAAACTGGAATTATTAGCAACTGAATTGTCGGACGTATGACATGAAATTTCGTGAATAATTATTTCTATGAAACCGATAAATGACGAGGGATTTAGAGAGCTTTCCGGATACGGAAATTATACCAGTCAAACCACCTTCATTCGCAACCGAATCATCCACACAACGAGAGAATCCAGCCGGATATCCTGAACGCATTTAGACAGAATCCGTATACGCATAGCCTACAGACATACTAAACCCGAGAGATTTATTTTATCGTATATAATATAAGCATTATACACGATAGTTGTTTTACCTCCTAATGAAACTTTCGGAGTTGTTGCAAGATAAATATACAGTTATATTCTTGCTGGTTTTAGTATTATTGGTAAGTGTATGGGTATCTCGAACCTATCGGAATGGCGGTTTTGGATCTTGGATGGCGCCATCGGAGGGATATGGGACGGGAGTGATTGAAGGGTTGGCAGCACCTTCTTTAACAAGTTTAATGACATTAGGGGCTACAACTGGTGGACATTTGATATTGAACCGATGCGAGTTTGTTCAGGGTACTGTGGCGAACCCCATTACGATGAAGTATTCGTTTGTTTTTACAACAACGAGTGGCAATTTCAGAAGAGTACCAGGACAATCACCTGCTAGGACAATTATAATAAAAATACCTACTCTCTACACTAGTAGTAACGATGCAGCTGGTCTCAGTATCTCTATGCGACTGGCTTCATCGAATACTGCGATTGAAACACTTACGGTGCCGGCGTCTGGTACATTAACGGGTATTGCGACTACGGTGAGTAATAACAATCTTGTGATAACATATACTCCACAACAAACGGCCACAGATGTTACGTTAGGGACATATGCATTGGAATTGTCGGGTATTAAAACACCAACCCGCGCCACTCCTCCTGCAACAACTACACCAACCGGAAGTCAGCTTGTTACATTAGAAAGCAACGTTCAGGCGACTGCTTCACCGTATAATCCCGAGACGTTTGTTAGCGTGGACTTGTATAATTCATCCGACGCAACCAAAATAGTTAAAATATTCAAGGATAAATCGTATGACCTTGATTCAAATTATAAAGACTGCCGTAAAATCACGACTGATCCAGCGCAATTGGTAGACAACGCTCTTTCGAATACCGCATCCACTACCGGGTCTGAAACCGTATTTAAGATGAACTTTATGTTGACAAACCCGTATAACAGAGGTGATATGATTATGATAGAACTACCAAATGTATCACAACTCACTTCTGCGATTAGTGTTCAAATTAAACAAGGGGTCACAACCGTCTCAGATGGTGATGCGGAGTTCACAACGGTTTCCGGTTCAACTTCTTATGCGACATTTAAAATGAATAGTTCAAGTATCATTAAAGCGGGTGAAACGGCCACATTAATTATCTCTGGTCTTCGTACACCAGACACACCGGTAAAAATAAGCTCGAACGGAAATAAAATACGGACATTTTTGGCAGCTACCATTTCAGCTGCCGGTGCTTCTTTTTCGTTTACAACCGATAACTTTTTAGACGATGGCCAATATACCTTTCCGACCATCGCATCCAAAGGGGCGACTTCCAGTGCCGGCTCCCCTACATCCTCCGGAACGGCCAGTGATGGAACCACCTATGTCACCAGCGCGGCATCGTCCGTCCTCATTTCCGACGTGAAACGCCAGATGAATGATGCAATCAGAGCGCAAAAAAACTACGAACAGGCATATAAAGACTTACGTTCAGCAACGACGGAAACCGCAAAAACAGATGCGAAACTGAAATATGACGTCGCCGTTGCGATCCGAAACCGTCTCATTGCGAGTCACCCCGATTCATGGTATGATGGCGCAAATTGGCGGTATGGCGATGATGGATTTGTGCGTAAATGCGTGGAACCTTCCAATCTCTCGAGCAATGAAGGAAACTGCCAGAATATATTCCGAATGGACGCAAGCGGAAATCTCGTGAAGAGTGCTGAAGGAAATAATATTCTATTGATGCGCAAATGCCCGTGGAAATGCAATAATCCTGGAATGACCGGGTCAGATTCATGCCGTATTGACGCAGACTGCCTGAAAGTAATACGCTGGGCAACGTACTTACCGGATGGAACCCAAATCGAAAAGAACCTACTCGCAACAACACGGTCGAGTTATGATGAAATCGCGAGAGATTCGAGTAGTTCTAGCCTGGATGAAAATGATATTTACAAGCGCGGGATTACGCGGAATTTCCGTGGATATGGACGCGGTCGCCCAGGGCAAGGGCCAGGCCCCGGATTATTTGGAACGATACGCGATGCCGCCGGAAATATTATTCGCGGAATTGGAAACTGGATTGACCCCAATGACCCTGCTTCGAATCAACGCACGACGAAACATAATGCGTATTATTATGAAGATGGGTCGCCCGCGGCTACGGCGTATCTCGGAATGTATAACGGGCAAGGGTATGAAGAGGAATCGCCGTTTTATGGTGCAGCCAAACCGACCAACTATTATTACACCACGAACTATTATTATACCGACGGCGAAGGCGGCGGCGGCGGCGAAATAAATGACGGGAAGAGCAATATGCCGGGTAAGCTTTCCAAGGTGGCTCCCTACGAACAGGTGATTAACTTTTAGACGGCAGAAATGGCCAGTAATTGAATTAAACACACCCATTGTCATTATTATTATTACTAGTAGTACCACCAACATAATAATGACAACCTTGACTGAAATATACGACCTTCATACAAATATCCATAACAAACTGAGTGTTTTCATCCGAAACAGGAAAATACCGAACATTATTTTTTACGGCCCTCATGGTTCGGGCAAAACATACATATTGAACAAGTTTATTCATTCCATCTATGGGGGCGATAAAACCGCCATTAAAAATTATGTGATGCGTGCGAATTGCGCACATGGCAAAGGGATTCGCTTTATTCGCGAAGAATTGAAGTTTTTCGCGAAGACGAATATCGATTTCAAAGAAGGCGCGATTTTCAAGTCGGTTATACTGACGAATGCGGATAAACTGACGATAGATGCGCAATCTGCATTACGTAGATGTATTGAATTATTCAGTTCGTCAACACGGTTTTTTATTGTCGTGCAGAACAAAGACAGCCTACTCAAGCCGATTCTCTCGCGGTTTTGTGATATATACATTCCCCCGCCTGTCATTTGTAGGCCGCCGCTCGAGGCCACGGAGGACGCGGCGGAGGCCACCACAGAGGCTGCCCCGTGTTCCCACGTCAATCTACATACATACTTTGCGGACCAAGCCTGTGATACATATAAAATCATAAAGTCGAGAGATTCTTCGTTGCAAGAACTGATTCGGATTCATCCAAGTTATATAGACGCCACGACCGACACCACGACCGACGCCACGGCCCTACCCACAGTCGAAGAATATACGAAAATACTCGACTTATCTGTGTTATTATATGAACAAGGCTACGCGGCTTTAGACATCATCGATTTTATTCATACCTACCCAAAGATGAATGAGCTGAAACGATATGAACTTCTTATTATGTTTGACAAAGTACGGAAAGAGTTTAGAAACGAGAAACTTTTAATCCTGTATTTGCTTCATTTCGTGGTATTTCGTTGTAAAATGAGTTTAGAAAATATTTCATTTATGTAATACCTGATTACGCACGCTATGGATGATTATTCTGTAACTTCGTTGTATGAATCCAAGAACGAATGGGCGTCTCGTCTTGTCAATATTCTCACACCGCTGGTCCAAGAAGGATTCCGCTCTATTTTTGATGAATCTGTGAAACTGTGTGTCGGAAACAAGGAACAAGACAAATACTTGATGACATTCCAGAACCTTCTCTCGAGAGTTCCCAAATGGAACCCCAATATCATCAAAGACGAGACCTCGCGAATCAAAGAGCGCAGTACTTGTGGGTATTTAGAAGATTTAATCACATGTGTGCATATTATTCATTTGAAGTGCATGACGGTGATGCGTGTTGGCAGTAAACAGAAGAAGGTTGATATTAAAATCCCGCAACTCTCGGATTTCATCCACAAGATTTATGTCAATAGCGCGAGAAAACTGTACTCCAACGTCTATATTTTTGAGAAGGGTATTCCGCCTCTTCACACACAGCGTAACAATCGAGAGTTTGAAATTATCGTGAAAGAATGCATCTATAATACCATCCGCGACAATATCCCTGTCGAAGACTTAATCAAGATGTATTTAGAAGAAACGATTGAAGATGTCGTGGAAGTCACTGAAAATGAGGAGGTTATCAAACAAGAGCCGATTCTCTCGGAAGAGGACGCCAATCTCTCGGCGAGGCGGCGAACACATCAGTCATCTACGCGCCGTCGTAGACACCGTGAACGGGAGCGCGACCGTGTATCAAGCGAAGACGGAGGCGACGGGGGCGACGGGGGCGACGGCGCATCGAACAATACCCCGATTGATAATCTAGATTTTGTGGGGGAGTTGAATGGAAGCAGTTCACCCGACAATGACAATAACAATAACAATAACAATAATGACAACAATAATTCGATTGCAGTAAACGCCGGCGTCTCTTTCGGTGATAACCAAGTGCGAACCTTTGAAACGGACTCAAGCGAGCGAGTGAATGAATATATGTCTCATGACGCGGACGGTGATGACGACGGCGACGGCGACGACGGTCGTCTAAAAATCGGCGGGGATATCAAATTAGACACGCTGGATATTCATACATTGAATGACACACAAAACATAAATGCCCCGCCTTTATTAGACGATATTGAAGTGTTGGCGTAAATAAATATGTAGAGTTTAGCCAACCCAAGTATTTTATGATGGTTATATTAGTAGCAGTATCGTATGGACGACGAAGAAGAAAGTGAAGAAGAGAAAAAGTGGTACAATAATATTGTCATCATTGACCTGCTTATTTTTATATTTTCATTCGTGTTTTTAGCAATTGGTGGCCTGGTGATGTACTTTTGCTATCCGCCAGTGTTGATGGCATTCCAGACATAGGTATTTCGTATTATTTATGATAAATAAGTGATATTCTATGTATATACGTTTATTTAGAAGTATATACATGGTTGACCCAACTAAGATTGTAATCGTCGGTATCGTCGTATCCGTCGTATATTTTTTATTAAAATTCATGGAAATGCGATTCGTGGACCCTGAAAATCAGAAACCGGTAAAGGTACTTGTTCGTGATTCCATCATGGTTTGTATTTCCGCTGTATTAGGCGTGTTTGTATTGAATCAATTCGAGAATATCAGTGGTGGCGGCGGTATCGGTGGTAGCAGTGGCGGCAGCGGCAGTGCGCCAGCCGTATTTGTAGACACACCTGGGTTCTAATCGCACGCCGGTCGACCGACCTGGTCAATCCAGATGGTCGTGCGGTGACGACGGTGACGACGGTGACGGCACTGCGTCAACGCCATGTTTATAATAATGCTTTCCAACCTGGTGCAAGTTGGACAACATCAACCACCATGCATGCTTATACGAATGCTCCGTGTATTTCAAACCAGGCGACCATTTCTCGCAAAACGCGCGAACATACGGTGCAGCAACCGCATTCTTATACTGCGGCATCGAAGGAAACAGATGATGCTCAATCTGGAAATTGAGGTATCCCATTATCCATGACACCAAGGGGGATTTGGTCGAAATATTCACAGTATGGTCCAATGCATACTCAAACCAAAGAAGATGTTTGTCTTCCGGAATAACGTCCGTGAATGTATGCGATAGAGAAAAATGCCCGAAAAGATAGATGAAATTCCAGAAATTGGTCACCATCAACAGAAAATAGCACCAGAGGAACCCTGCGCCACCAACTGCGCTACCGGTATAAAATATATACGGTAATACAATGTGCGACGCCGACATACATACGGCCTCAAATGCGGTTTCTACTATCGCCGTTGTCGTTTTGACGGAAGTTAAACGCGTGATGACCTTCTTCGGGTGAAGATAATATGTCCAGAATAAATGAACCAATAATCCGTTGACGACGGGCAAAAATGTCCACGCCTGCATTCGCATCCACCATCGATTCATAAATCGAGCGGCCGCTTTTCCATTCGTATTCTCTTCAAATGCGCGATTAAAAAATGCGACGAATGGCGTAGTATCCAGGTCGATATCATGCTTGATTTTTTGCGGTGTGGCATGATGTTTCTGATGCATCGAGTTCCATACGGACGAACTTACACCGCCGCCGAACCCCATGGTAAATGTCTGGATTGCGCGGTCAATCGGGCGGATACCGGTGAAACTGAGATGTCCGCATTCGTGTTGAACCCAGCCGCATCGGGTCTTAAATGCGATGAACGAGAGAATGGATGCATAAATATTATAAGAAGCGAACCATGTTCCTAGACCAAAGTAAAAGGCGAGTTCTAATAAACGGAAATAGACGTGGATATAATCCGGTTCAAAGCATCCTTGGTTGACGAGGTTCGCTCGCATCTCTCGGAAGTCCGTTGTCATTTCTTGCTGGCGTGGTGTGAGTGACTGCGAACGTTCGAGGCGCGCGTCAGCGCCGTCGTCGCCATCCTTGTACACTGGCAATGCATGAAGAAGTTTAGTCGCTTTCTCTGATCGATGATGAAACTCGCGAAATATCTCAGTTGCATCCGGCGAATCCTTGGCGTACTTAATAATATTGCCACCTGGATGCTTAAAATCGGTTATATCATATGTAACGCCTTCGATTTTAATCGTATCGCGTGCCATCGTATATACAATGACGATAAATAAATAACTTGAACATTACTTTTTAAGTGATAATAACCGGTTAAATACTAATATTTCACGCCATAAACATAAAATTGAACTGTTATGTTTATGCTATATCGGATGCATGACTCGTTCATTCGTGTAATGTCTACCACCGTCGCCCCTGAATCTGTTTCCGTTCACATGGAACGTCCTCCGGTCACCAATACCAATACCGGAGACAATGAAGAAGAATACTGGCCTCTTACCTTGGAGTCCGTCAATCAGTGTGACCTCTCGTATTTCAATGACAAATGGTCCGAAGACATGATTCGCGACGGAATGCGCGCAATTCTTCTCGCCAGCGAATTACCCGAGGTCCGCGACAAGGAAATCAATGTTTGGAAGCACCTCTCACAATACAGTCCACCCTCCAACCGCGGTTTCCAGTTCAGTCATGGTGATGACAGCATTGTTACACTGGTTCAAGATAATATGAAAACCGGACATTCTGGCGCAAGTATGGGATGGACCATGAGGAATATCGAGTTCATTGCGAAGAATGGACTTCCTGCGCATCGAGAGCGATTTCTGAACAGCCGCAGCCACCGCTAGAATAACTAGGCAGCGCATCAACATTCATGAAAATATGGGTGTTTCGGCCATCTTTCAGGAATTTCGCCGACAATGCCGCGTGCTTCTTATATTTTTTATGCGTTATCTTATACGTATCAAAAAGCGGATTATGAATCTCGTTTGATGGAATGTGGCCATGAACCGACCGCGAAATCATCTTATACAGTTTGAAATCGGGGTACCTCTCTTCTCCATTTGATTTGTAGAGCACATTGCGTCCCTTGTCATCCGTCGTCCATTTTACGACCAGCTTGATAATCGGGTCGGATTTGCACAGTTTTTCCACCTTGCGCAAATCATAGATGAAATAATCGAAGAGTGCGCATGCAAATCGGCACAAATCGAAACTGAAATTGGGTTCAACTGTTGGTTTATCGGGATTATAATAGGGTGGGAAGTTGTACTGCGTGGCAGCGTCGCCTTTGGGATGGAAACTGTCGCTACAAATGAGCTCGCCTCTGAATTTGTAGATTGCGCGACCGAAATCGATGATTTTGAATATGCGACCATATGTGGGGACCTTATAGTACTGGTCTTCGTAGAGATAATAAAGGAACTCCTCCGTCGTTTCAATGAACATTACATTATTTGTATGAAGGTCATTATGTGTGAACTCGAACATTCTTTGATACATGATAAGCGTCATAATGATTTGGAATAAAATCGACGACCACTCTTCTTTCGTGAGTTCATCGGTCATCATAATACGGTCGAGTGTGCTTACGCATTTTTCAAGGAGGATGGCTTGAATCGGGAAGTCTTTGATTTTCACAATGATTTGTTCGTCGTCGCTGTCATAACTTCCGGTGTCGCTGCCGCTGCCGCTGCCACTTTCGCTTTCACTGCCGCTTTCACTGCCGCTTTCGTCGCTGCTCCCGCTCTCCTCGCCCTCGCCCTTGCCGCCGCCTTTGCCGCCGTCACCACTCTTTTCATCGAATGATGAATCATCCACTTGAATTGAATCAGGTTGATTGAGGTCGTCGTCGTCATTACTCATTGTAGTATACGACGAGTTTGACTGGGATGAATCACTATCACTCATATCATCATGGTCTCTTGTTTGTTTTTTGGGGTGTAATGCAACACTCGAAATCGCGTCGGTTTCATCATCATTTACGCCTACGTCGACGACTTCAAGCGCGTCTGCGCGTGTATCGTTTTGAATACGGTCAACCGTGTCAGCATTCAGCGCATCAACGGAGACAGGTTCAATCGTAACCGTATCGTCGCATATCCCCGACTCGGACTCGGAAATATGGTCCAATATGTTGATACGATTTTTCATATTATGATAATCATCGTCGGTTTGTAGATAACTGCCCTGCCCGGTTGGCCCAATAATTGATTTCATTTTGTTTCGAATCTTCATCATCTTATTCATATTGACATCCGAGAGATCGCCGCTCTCGATATCATCTCCGAATTGAGAGTAATCAATCGAAAAAAGGTCGTTTTCATAGTTGTTGAAAAAAGAGCACCCGACTAGATAATCGATGTCGTCGAATACATTCGTGGAAAATTCGCGTTGTTTACACAGGTAACTACCGTAATAATCGACTCCGTGGACGACTCCATGGGTATGAAGTGCGCGACTTGTCAAATACGAGAAGAACCCATCAACATAGGACGTATTGTTTGTATTCAACATCTTCTCTTCACATTCATCCAGTGTAGAATTGTATTTAGGAAGAGTGCGCGTCTTATTCTCCTGAACTTGATATTTTCCAGAGAGATATCGGATAGGGTCCAATAATGGCGAATACTTCACAAATATAGGGACATTACTCGTGTTGCCATTGTCGTCAGCAATGATTGTTTCCAAATGGTTTAGAGAGCGACTCGTGTCGTGGTCGTCGTGGTCGTGGTCGTCGCGGTCGTCATGCCCACTCTCCATAATCTGCGATGGATACGATATAATGTTTTGTAAATAATACTTTTGATTCAACTGGATTCCGTTATAGTTAGTTTCATTGATACCGAAGAATCTCGAGTAAATCGGAATATAATTCTGGATATCATACAATAATGCGGGTTCAATTGTCTCCGGCGTATATTTATGTTTTCGGTAATGAAGCTGAAATGCCGTGGATGCCGTGGATGCCGTGGATGCCGTGGATGCCGGCGTAGACGTAGGCGAAGATGACATATTTGTTCCTAAATGTAATATGATTGATACCTAGAAGTTTTATATTCGATTTAAACGGGCATTCCATTCGATTCCATTGCATTCCATTCCATTCGTATAAATGTCATAAAAATAATATTTTCCATTTTTATTACATTACATTACATTACATACAATCGGTATTCTCCGTGCATACATCACCATGAATTTAGAACTCGCCAAGTTCGATATGAAGGCCATCAGTTTTCGACCTGACGAAAATAAGGGCCCAGTAATCGTTCTCATTGGACGTCGTGATACCGGCAAAAGTTTCCTCGTGCAGGACCTTATGTTTCACCATCAAGATATCCCCATTGGAACCGTCATCTCAGGAACAGAAGCAGGTAACGGGTTCTTCGCCGCCCATGTGCCAAAACTATTCATCCATGACGCGTATAACACCGCAATCATAGAAAATATTCTCAAGCGCCAAAAAGCTGTGTTAAAGCAGGTCAAAAAAGATATGGATACATACAAGAAATCATCCATTGACCCTCGTACATTTGTCGTTTTGGATGATTGTCTGTATGATAACAAATGGACGAAGGACGTGATGATGCGTCTCCTCTTCATGAACGGACGTCATTGGAAGGTCATGTTAGTCATCACAATGCAATATCCCCTGGGTATCCCTCCAAATCTCCGCACGAATATCGACTACGTTTTTATTCTCCGCGAGCCATATATTGCGAACCGTAAGCGAATCTATGACAACTATGCTGGCATGTTCCCCACTTTTGAGAGCTTTACTCAGGTCATGGACCAGTGTACTGAGAATTATGAGTGTCTGGTCATCAATAATAACGCGAAATCGAACAAATTACAAGACCAAATCTTCTGGTATAAGGCACAACAGCACGGGCCATTCAAGCTGGGCAGTAAAGAGTTCTGGGAAATATCGAAGAATCTCGGTTCTGATGATGAAGGTGAGCAGTCGTATGACCCTAATGCTGCGAAAAACAGTAAGGCGCCGAAGATTAACGTGAAGAAGAGTAAGTGGTGAGGGAAAGTTGCTTTGGGCGCGTCCAAAGCAAGATGCCAAAATTAGCATTTTAACCCGATTTTTCGCTTTTTTATATAAAAGCGCCACCGGATTCCACCATCGCTTTCATAAATATCGCTTTTCAAATGTAAAAGCGACCGTATTCCGAACCATCGCTTTTATAAAATCCGCTTTTGATTTATAAAAGCGACAACAACCGCCTATTTATCCGATTCAACACATCCGACAAGTCAAACCCTGCTTCGTTCGGATTGTAGCGAATAATTGCGTAACCTTGATTCTTGATGAATTCTTCTCTCGCCATCTCCTCCGCGGCAGACCTGTCGTGATGTCCGTATTCATCGCATTCCACGACAATCAAATCGATAAGTTCCAATCTGAAACTGACGCGACATAGCACGTAAGCCACTATACGCATTTTCAATAAACCCGATAGTCTGCCCCTCGATGCACATTGGGAATTTGACAACTTGTATTTGCTCTGACGCAGCAACAAGGTATTTGTTTCTGAAATTAAACGAGTTCTTGAAGAGTTCAAATGCTTCTTCCGTCAGCATATATACGATTCGATTTTGTCCTCCATTTTGTTTTTTCGTAGCGTCTACCACTTTAAGTGGTGATTTTATATAATGGATATTATCTCGGTAGTTCTTCTCTAAATGTAGTCTCAAATTATGTTTCTGTGTCTTGAAATGAGAAACCAAATCATCCAAATCGCGTGTGAATTCAGGCATGATGTAAAAACGTATCATCAATCTATTCGGTTTCAGTTCAGTTCAATTTTATGTAATAATTATTATTACAATCTTGCTTGTATAATCTTGCTTGTGTATCTGAAAACAACTTAAAGACATCCGTATATACATAGTATAACATACGCTCATAACGATGTCCTCTGCTTCTTCTGCCTGCACCGCCTCTTCCGAGACTCTCAATATCGTCGAACTCATCGAGAAAAATCCGATTACAAGGTTGTCTCGAAAATATAACAACATTCTGATTGCGAAACTTCAAGAAAACTTCAGCACATTCGAACAGCAATTGTTTGTTACTAGTTTTTATTGTTACCTAAATTATGATAAGAATACTGACTTTGTCGTTGATTTAGATGATGTATGGAGATGGCTTGGATTCACACAAAAAGTGGCCGCAAGATTATTGATTGAAAGCAATTTCAAAATCAGCGTAGATTATAAAATTGTCACATCAGATGATAGCGATGAAGACCAACTACCTCACTCACCAAACAAATCCGGTTCTGATAAACCAAAAAAACATGGCGGCCACAACAAGCAAACCATCAAACTCACAATCCGATGCTTCAAACTTCTCTGTCTTAAAGCACAGACCAAGAAAGCAGGTGAAATACATGAATATTATATGAAAATGGAAGAAACTCTTCACCAAATCCTTGACACTGAGACTAGCGAACTCCGCGCACAACTCGAACAATCCGCCGCCCAACTCGAACAAAAGAACGAAGTCATCTCCACCCTCAACCAAGCCACCATCACCCTTACCGAAGAAAAGAAACGCGCCGTAGAGAAAACTCTCATCAGCCAATTTCCCGTTAATACGGAATGTATTTATTTCGGCACCATCGACAACACCAACTCCGACAACGAAAAACTCATTAAGTTCGGCCACACCAACAACCTCGCCAACCGCGTCGCCGACCATCACAAGAAATACACCAATTTCATCCTCGCCGGTGCATTTAAAGTTTGCAACAAAGTGGAAATTGAGAACAATATTAAATCGCACCCCAAAATCAAGCGCCAACTTCGCACGATTGAAGTCGCTGGTAAAAACAAAACCGAAATCATCGCATATGACAGCACCAATTTTACGATTGCCCGCCTTACAAAGCACATCGAAGACATTATTCACGCTACAATGTACAATGTGGAGAACTTCAACAGGCTTATTCAGCGTAATCAAGAATTGGAGGCCGAAAATGCGAAACTTGTCAGTGACCTCGAATCGAAAAAGAAGGCGATTCACGACCTGACACTTGCCAATAATGAACTCAAAGAGAAGACTGCACAACAGTCGCAAGTGATTGAAGTCGCTGCGAAAGATAACGCGTCTCCGTTCGCACATGCCCTCATCCCAGGGGATGAACTCAATCAAAGGTTCAATGAATTCGTCACGAAATGCTGTATTGTGCGTCCCGATGTAGATGAAGAATCCGTCAATATCGAAGGCCGGTTTCGTTTATGGTCTCAAACAAAGCCCACGAAGGATACATTCCACGCATTGAAGCATTATATGGATGTCCGGTTCAAGCAAGTAAGACTTCACGGAGTACACTGTTATCAGGGTGTTAAACTGAACACAATTGAATATAAGAAGGTCGTCGCAACCGAGGCCGAAAACCCAGCACAGTTCAGTGTTGAGACATTTATATTCCAGTGCT